CCATCCCACATCGGATAGACGGTGTGCAAGCCGATGTGGCCCATCTTCTGGTCGACGTCGCACCAGATTTTGAATCCCGCCTCGCGCACCTTCCTGCACAGGACAAGATCCTCGTTCTGAACGCCATGCGAAGTCTCGAATACGGGACGTTCGAGAGCATCGAGAACGTGCTTGCGAATGAGCATTCCCGCCGACCCCGCCGCGTAAATCTCGTGCAATCCGGTCTGGGGAAGAAGGGCGACGCGGTGATACGTGAGCCCGGTCGCTTCGTCATGCCCTTCCTCGCCCGCATACACCACCGGATCGAAAGGCGCGTCCTTCTTCAGCACCAGCGGAACGACCACATCAACTTCGTGAGCGAGCAGGTTCACGAGAATGTCGGGCGCGAACGTGTGGTCGTCACCGAGAATCCACAACCAGTCGCCGGCCATCTCGTTCACCATGCGGTTGAAGTTCCCGGTCACGTCCATGCCCTGCATGTTGAGATAGGCGGTCGTGGCGGGCCTCACGAGCGCCTGATAGGCAAGCCAAAAGTCCGTGTAGCGCGCGAGCTGCTGCGTGCAAAGGCCGATCGTGCCGCACGCCTGCGACTGCTCGCTCGGCTCGATCCCGAGCATCCGCAGAACCGTTTGTGGGTGTACCCCAGAGACGAGCGGTATGTCAGTCGCCACGATGCTCACCAGGAGCCGCGGTCGTCTGCTCGACCTCGGGACGGCGCAGGTTCGGCTCCACCGGCTTGAACCAGTTCCGGTTTCCAAGCGTCACCAGCGGGTGGTCGGGAGACACGAGCGTCTCGCCTGCCCGAAACGTGTATTGCGTCCCATCGGGAGCCGTCCAGAAACCGCTCTCGACGGCTATGAGCGTTTCCCTCGGAGTACTTCGCGGTCTTCCCATGATCTGCCTCCTCGCGGCTTAGCGGAGGGGCGGGCGCCGCGAGAGGACCCGCCCCATCCGTTCGGTTACCCGCGACGCGCCTTCAGCTTCGCCTCGCGGTATTTCTCGGCGTGAGCGGAGAGCTCCTCGTCGGAAGCGCCCTCCTTGGGCTGTCCAACCGCCTTGAGCGCCGACCCCGAAGGGGTCTGCTCCGCATCGGCCGGGTACTTCTTGGACTTCTCCTCTTCGCTCACAGGATGTACGTCCTGAACGCGTTGGTGAAGAGCACGCCTGCGCCCGTCCGCCAGTAGGCGAAGTACGCGCGTCCGCCCCTCGGGAAGGGACCGGACGTGGAGAGCAGGTGCGGCACGTACTCGACCGACAGCCCGACCCGATCAGCGATCAGGTACTGACGGAAGTCGCCGAGCACCGCCGGCTTGGTGCCCGTGGTCAACGTCGAGGTGACACCCGACGCGGCGTAGGCGTTGTAGCCGAGCAGGGCGTACCCGACGCGGCCATTGGTCGATCCGAAGCCGACCGGCTGGCCGAGCCCGTACTGCAGGTTCTGAATCCAGAGCTGCGCCCCGCCTGCCGTGTCGAACTGGCGGAACTTCTGGAGTGCCGCCCGCGATGCCACCCAACTCGCGTTCTGGATGAACCTCGGGGGAAGTGCCGCCTCCACGGTGTAGACGTCCGTGGAAGTGATCGAGCCCCGCGTCGAGGCCGTCACGACCGCCGTGGCGCCCGTGATGATCCCCTGCGGCTCGTTCGTGCCCGTGCCCGTCGCGAATGCCGTCGACTCGAGCCCGTCCTTCGCGTCGGCGATTGCCTGGGCAACCTCGTTCGCGAAGCCGGGATAGTCCATGCCGACCTCGATCGAGAACGGCACGAGCGCCCGCGCCATCTCCGTCGAGACGCTCGGCTGAGCCAGCGTCATCGAGTCGTCGGAGACAACGGAGAGCTCGGCGTCGAACGATGCCGTCACGCCGGCCGACGTCACTCCCTGCCAGGTGTCCGTATTGATCTGCTCCACACGGGCGATCTGCCGGAAGGGGTTGATCTGCCCGTCCGAGGACAGGATGATCGTCGGGTCGAGCATGAACGGGACGCCGTAGCCGCCCGAGTTGGTCGTGAGCGACATCACGCGCTCTTCCTCTGCCGAGCGCGGCTGCCCCGCCATGTACTTGCGCCAACCCCTGATGTAGGCCGGATGGCCCGTCAGGAGCAGGCGCCGCGACAGCGTGCCGTACTGGTCGTCGGCCTTGCCGAGCACATGCTCGACGTTCGACTGGGCCGTCTCCTTGTCCATCGAAGGGAACTCCGAGCGCTCGATGGCGCGGAGTGCCCCGTCTCGGTACTGAGCTCCGACCGCCGCCGGGTTGTCGCCCGTGGCGCGGTACTGGCTCAGGTCGTAGATGTCCGTGGACGACTTGCGCGAGATGACGCTGAAGTGCGCGCCCTCTTCGCGACGGCTCTCGTCCTTCGCGTTCTCGGCCACCTGTGCTAGCCGCTTGCGAAGCTCGGCCACGGTGTCCTGCTGCTCCTTCTGCTCGTCGCGCAGCCGGTTCCATTCCTCGCGACGATCCTCGGGAAGCGCCTCGCCCGCGAACTCGGCGTCGATTTCCTCGAGCCGTGCCTGAATCTCGGAGAGTCGCGCCTCGCGCTCTTCGATCGTCAGAGACGCCAAGACTTTTCCTCCTCTCGAACTGATAGATGATCGCGGCTTGCGCGGCGCGCTTCATCCGAGGTGGGAGGAGTCCCGGCGTCGGCTTCGGCGGGTGCGATCTCGTCCGCAGAGGACGAGAGGTCGACGGCGAGCAGAGAGCGCACCTCGTCTGGGTGGCGCTCGATCCACTCGAAAGCGAAATGATCGGTGAGCGAACGAACGCCGGCCGTGGCGTCCGCGTAGGCGGGGAAGGTGACCGGGCCGAACTCGAACAGCCGGAGCTCCTTGACCGTCCGCTCGGGGAGAGAGCGAGGATTGGCCTCCGACGGATCTGGCTCTTCCGCCCAGTCCTCGCGCATCACCTGGAAGCGGAAAGAGGCACCGTACTGCCCGTCTCGCAGACCGTCCATCACGAGCTCGGGAAGCCCCTCGTAGAGCGAGACTTCGTAGTAGGCACCGTCCGCGTCCTCGTGCAATTCGTTGATGCGGCCGATAGGTTTGTCACCGACCTGTGGGTCGTTCCCGTGCTGGAAGAGCGCCCGGATTCGGTCGCGGTTCTCCTTGAATGTCTTGCGGAAGGCACCGGGAGCGATGCGCTCGAGGAACTGCCCCTCGAACACGGAGTTGATCTCCGTCCAGCGGTCGAACACTGAGAAGTGACCGAACAGGGTCCGGCCGTCACCCTGCTCGTCCTCGCGAATCTCGGGTGCCTCTTGCAGCGCCCGGATGACTGTCGCTCGTGCCTCACTCATCAACCGCGCCTATCGGCTCAACCTGCCCGTTCGGGGAGGGTGCCTCGGTTCCCGGCGGCTGGAGCTGCACCGAGAAGAGCTCCGTGTGCTTCAGCAACGTCACGTCGCCTGCGTTCACCGCTGCCACGACCGTCTCGGGCTTGAACCCGCCGTCGACGCCCGTGCGGATCGCGGTCATCTTCGCGTTCAGGATCTCCGCGTCGTCCTTCTCGTCCTCCTGCAAGAACGAGATCTTGGTGTCGTCGTACCAGAGCTCGGCATCGCTCGGCACATCGATGATGGAGGCGAACGCGCCCGCCGCCTCCCCCCACAGCGGGCGCATGGTCAGATCCGCGAACGCGCGGCGGGCCTGCCCGTAGTTCGAGTATGTCGCCGCGTCGAGTCCCTCGCTCGCGCCGATGATGATCGGGGGCACCGCAGCCGCCATGCACACCCTCGTCTCGCCGGCTCCCTGCACGGCATCGAACGCCGCCTCTTCGAGATTCGAGCCGATCGTGGTGGCCGAATCTCCCGCGGCGAAGAACATGGTCTTGAAGGCGTTCGCTGCTCCCTCATGCCCGCGCCGGAAGGCGTCGACCATCGTGTCGAACTGCTCTTGAGTCTTCACCCATGGCGCACCGAACGTGACTGCGAGGTTCACCGTCGCGCCCTGCTCGAAGAACTGGAGCTTGTGCTGCGTGGCCGCGTTGTCGGCCATCACGTCCGAGACGAGGGAGGTGATCCAGGAGATACCGCGAAAGCGCGCGATCGGGTCCGGGATGGGCGCCAAGTGGCACACCTGCTCGGGAAGCAGAGCCACCGTGTAGTCCTCCCCGTATCCGTACGGCTGGTACAGGTAGCCGATCACCTCCGCGTCGAGGGCGAGCGCCGGGTCGTCCGGCTCGCGGTTCGAGCCGAGCACGATCGAAACCCAGTCCGGGCGCATCCGGTTGATCCGCTGTCCCTCCCGGTAGGCGTAGAAGTTGCCCGCGAGGTCGACGTCCTGCATCGCTCGAGCGAGCAGGTTGCGGGTCGTGCCGTTCGGCCAGGGCTTCTCGAGCGGAGCGAGCGCCGCGTTGCCGAAGATGTCATCCGTCGCCCGCCCCTGCCGCAGGCGTCGGAACGCAAACCGCGCCTCGGCGAACAGACGCATCCGCGCGTTCGAGCACGCGAAGACGACCGGGTTGGCGAGGTAGAGCGCCTGTGCGTAGCCGGTGAAGCTCGGGTCGGGCGGCTCCTGCTTCAACCCTGGGTAGGTGGTCTGGAAACCATACGGGTACTGGTTTCCACCGAAACTGAAGCTCGGGTATTGCCAGTTGTACGGGCTCGCACGCTCGGACGTTGTAGGCGTGCCCCAGTTCAGCACGCGGTCAAGGAAGCGCGGCAGAGCCACGCCGTGCTTATCGGTTAGCCGAAGCGCGGCATGATCTGAATCTGCTCGGTCGTGACGACGAGCCACACGCCGAGCGTCACCGCGACGAGCGGCGAGATGTCCGAGGTGGAGTTTCTGCGGCTCCAGGCCCAACGGTCGCCGAGCGTGCGCTGTTGGGCTCCCTTGATGGCATTCACGAGGTCAGGGGCTCCGAGGTGGCGCACCCGCTCCTGCATCGTCGCGTCGTAGAGCATCCCGCACGCCTCGCCTACCTGCGGCGTGGTGAGCACCGTCACGTCCACGTTTCGCTGCTCGAGCTCGGGAACGAGCGAAGCGGCCGGCCCCACCCCGTCGCAGACGATGCCTAGCGGCC